ATATTGCGAATTCGAGGATGTTGCTCCTACTATAGTGTACGATGATGATGTTTATTTGAGCTATCATGGTGCAGTTGCACAAAAAGAACGTCCCTTTATGCAAAAGAAAACAAAGATAGAGGCAACACCTCTCCGGAACAATCATGGTTTTACAAGTACAACCGAACCAGCAATCTTAGATGCCGGAGACGAACGCTGGAAACATCCGCAAACTCCTTTGTATCACGGTGTCAAAAAACATGGAGTTCCTTTGGTCGATTTTCCAACTCATGATGTCTTGGAAGTTGAACAAGTCATCTACGATCAATTGTTTGCTCCCATGCGCCCTGTTATAGCGGGACCACAACGATTAACACCTATTGAAGCTGTTGTTGGAATTCCTGGCATGGCATTTTATGACGCTATGAAATTAACAACAAGTGCTGGATATCCATGGGTTAAAAAGAAAGGTGAAACTAATAAACTTGCATGGATTCAACCAATAGTCGATAAAAATTTGCAAATTGTTGATTGTAAACTTGATCCTGAACTTGAAGCAGAGATTATGCGGAAAGAGGCGTTGCGCAAAAAAGGCATTGTCCCTCACACTATTTTCTGCGATACTCTAAAGGATGAGAGACGCAAATTCAAGAAAATTGCAAGCCAAAATCCAACACGAGTTTTTTGCGCGAGTCCAGTAGATTTCACAATAGCAATGAGACAAAATTTACTTCATTTTTGTGCTGCAACAATGAATAATCGTTTAGTCAATCGAATTGCTGTTGGTCTTAATCCACTTGGGCCAGAGTGGAGTAAACTTGCCCATAAACTCCATAGTGTCACTGCAACGAATGTCTTTTCTCTGGACTATAGTAACTTTGGTCCTGGATTCCATGCCGTGTTGGGAGAGGCAGCCTTCCGCATCATGGCGCGGTGGACAATGGCAAATGTTGCAGATATTGATCCTGTCGAGTTGGAAACTATGGGTGAAGAAGTGATAAATAGCTTGCACATAGCCCAAGGAACTATTTACCAGCAAATGAGTGGTAGTCCCTCTGGAGCGGCAGTCACTGCTATAATTAACTCAATTGTCAATTTGCTATATTTGGGCTTGGCTTGGAAAAAATTGGCAAGAGACCATGCGTATACACGTCGCTCCGAGTTGTGGAGTGAATTCTTCAACCACACTTACATCGCAGTTTATGGAGATGACTTAATTGCAGCGGTGAGTGATGAGTATATTAAGGTTTTTAATCCGCAAACAATTATTCAATACTTGGGGGAGTACGGAATAGTTGCTACGGACGCAAGTAAATTAGAAGAAGCAAAGGTCGGTTTGCTTACAGAAAATACGTTCTTGAAAAGAGGGTTTCTACAACACCCACTCCACATTGGAATGTGGCTTGCTCCTTTGGATTGGAATGTAGTTGAAGAAATCGTGCAATGGAAACACAAAGGTCTCTCTTTGCGAGATTCAATGGATGCAACTTCATATACAGCCCTACTTGAAGCTCACGGTCACGGAAAGGAAGCTTTCGAAGGATTTAAGAACAAGCTTAATAAAGCACTTCGGAAAATCAAAGTTGGGGTAGTTCAGCACAGCTCTTGGGAGGATGTTGACCGGTTATGGTTTGACGACAAACTAACCACAGTTGCCTACAGTAGTCTACC